ATCGTCAGTTGCAAGGTGGTGTTACTTTCCTTCGGGATCGCAAGACCGGTAACACCTATAATGTTCCTTATGGTTGGCATGGATTCTCTGATCTGATGCTGCAGAACCTTCGTGACAACTTCCCTTCTGTCAACTTTGTAGGTATCCGTGTTCTTGAGGGTCGTGATGCAAACGGATTTCTCAAGTTGTATCACGATCAGAACACTGATGATTACTGGAAACTTCATCGTGAGTGGAAGAAGCAACGTAGTTTTACCATCAAGACTTCTGGATATCATGCATACTTTGCGTTATCTGCAGCATCACTTTCCCAGGACTCTGATTTTGAAGTTGATGAAGGTGCAACTAAAGCAAAGATCAAGAGTGCATTTATCAAGTCTCTTAAGACTAAGAAACTAAATAAGAAAGTTCTAGGCGAATTTATTTCTTTGGTGGCATGACAAAAGAAAACTGGAGAGAAATTGCTAAAGCATCAGAAAAGGATCCTAAGGTGCTTGAAATCCTTGAGAATGGTCCTAGATCTCTCAGTCAGGCATATCTACTCGGAGCCATGCGATACAAGTATGGACGATCTGACAAGTGACACATGGGGGGTTTGGGACCCCCCTTTTTCGTCTATAATAACTTTAGTTCAAACAAAGCAAATGGGTCTGTCCAAAGAAAGCATCATCGAGTGTCTACGTGAATCTTATGGCGAGTCTGTGACTTCTGCCGAGATCAAGGCATATTGTCAGATGAATGACTTTAATTATCAGACTGTCACTAACAAACTGACTGACTATAAAGTTGGTCGTGGCAAATGGAACCTGGAAGTAACAAAGGAGACTGTGCAAGAACTGGAAGTATCCTATAGTGCTCCTGCTGCTCTTCCAGCAATCGAACAAAACCTTATCCCTGTCAAAGATGATACCTTCGTCCAGTTTGGTAACTTCACTGATATTAAAAAAATTATTAAGTCCGGTCTTTTCTACCCTACGTTTATCACGGGTCTCTCGGGCAATGGCAAAACGTTTTCTATCGAACAAGCATGTGCCCAACTCGGAAGAGAACTCATCCGAGTCAACATCACAGTAGAGACTGATGAAGACGATCTTATTGGTGGTTTCCGTCTTGTTAATGGCGAGACCGTCTGGCACAATGGCCCAGTCATTGAAGCATTGTACCGAGGTGCCGTGTTGCTACTTGACGAAATCGACCTTGCCTCAAACAAAATCCTTTGTCTCCAATCCGTCCTTGAAGGTAAAGGAGTTTTTCTTAAGAAGATTGGAAAGTTTGTTTCCCCTGCCGATGGTTTCCAAGTGTTTGCAACAGCAAACACTAAAGGTAAAGGATCCGAGGACGGGAGATTTATTGGAACTAACGTGCTTAACGAAGCATTCCTGGAACGATTCCCTGTGACCTTTGAGCAGGAGTACCCTACCCCTCAGACCGAACAGAGGATTCTGAATAAGATCTGTAAGGATGAAGAGTTCTGTAAGCGTCTTGCTGACTGGGCTGACATCATTCGCAAGACCTTCTATGATGGTGGTATTGAGGAGATCATTAGCACCCGTCGTCTAGTTCACATTGTGAAGGCATATAGTATCTTTAATGATAAGGCAAAGGCAATTCAGGTCTGCGTCAATCGTTTTGATGATGAAACCAAGCAAGCATTCTTGGAGCTGTATGATAAAGTCGATGCTGACTTTGTAATGCCTGTTGACGAGCAAGTACAATCCTGATATAATTATGGTTAACTCATGGTCCCTACTATTTGATGAATTAAGTATGACTAATCAAGACTATTGGGAAGACGATGGATTCAGTATCGTAGGTAATCCTGGTACTGCATCTTCTGACACTATTATTTTTGGTAGCAGTTCTGCTGATATCATTAATTTTGGTGCTGCCCAAGACACACTGAGTCTCTATGGGGCATCTAGTTCAGATACTATTTCTTTTGATGTGAACATTCCTGAAACTAAAAACAACAGTAAATACAAATATACTGAGGATGAAATCCTCAAAGAATTGCAAGATTATATTGTTGGTACATATAATCAGCACTATTCTGCTGGTGATGACAAGATTCAAACTCTGGATCTGATTGAAGCTTGTGGTGATGGTGAAGCATTTTGCCGATCCAACATTCTCAAGTATGCCTCTCGTTATGATAAGAAAGGCACTGCTCGTCGTGACATTATGAAGATCTTGCATTATGCTGTTCTTCTGATGCATTTCAACGACAAGAATGCAAAACGTGAAACTTACCCCCAGTGAAACTGAGACCTTCTAATACTATGAAACTGTCTGATAAAACTATCTCTGTCCTGAAGAATTTTTCTTCTATCAATCAATCCATTCTGTTTAAAGAGGGTAGCAAACTTCGCACTATCAGTGTGATGAAGAATATTCTTGCAGAGGCAACTGTCACCGAAGAATTTATGAAAGACTTCGGTATTTACGATCTCAATCAGTTTCTCAATGGACTGAGTTTGCATCAGAGTCCTGAACTTGATTTTAAGAATGATGGTTATGTTGTCATTCGTGAGGGTAAGTCTCGTTCAAAGTATTTCTTTGCAGACCCTAATGTAATTGTGACTCCCCCTGAGAAAGCAATTCAACTTCCTAGTGAAGATGTATCTTTTGAACTTAGCACTGATCAACTGGAGAAATTGTTGAAGGCATCTGCTGTTTATCAACTTCCAGATCTTTCTGCTGTTGGTGAGAATGGTGTTGTCAAATTGGTTGTTCGTGATAAGAAGAACGATACATCGAATGATTACGCTGTGGTTGTTGGTGAAACTGAAGCAGAGTTCTCTTTTAACTTTAAGGTAGAAAACATCAAAGTTCTTCCTGGAACTTATGAGGTGGTGGTATCTCAGAAACTTCTCTCTCGTTTCACTTCTAAGAACCATGACCTCACTTACTACATCGCACTCGAACCCGACTCCACCTTCGGATAAGAAGGATTATCAAGGTCCTCTCTATGCTCCATGGTGGAAAGTTGAAGAGGGGAAACGTAAATTTCGTGAATGGTTGAAAAAACAACAAGAATGAAACACATCCTTTTTACCCTTAAGGGTTGTCCGTTTGAACTCCTTGATGATAAAGAGTTCATTCGGATGCTTTTGTATAGAGCAACAAAAGAATGCAAATCCACTCTACTCAACCTGGCAGCACATAAGTTTGATCCTCAGGGAGTAACTAGTATTGCCATGCTTGCGGAAAGTCATATTTCCATTCATACTTGGCCAGAGAAAGGTATGGCAGTTTGTGATATCTTTACTTGTGGTAAAGACGCTACACCTGAAGTTGGTGTAGAATACATGAAAGAACAATTGAAGGCAACTGACATTTCTTCTCATGAATTTGTCCGTCCTCTAGAGTGATATGCAACCTGATCCTTACGTTCAGTTTTTAGAAAACTGGATACCTGGAATTGGTGAGAGCACTAAACTTCATGATCAATTGCATGTGCATTTTGATCTTGGATTTAGTGTTAATGATGAAGCAAGACTTCTTGGATTTCAGTTAGGTCACCATCCTGCTGGAAATTTCTTTCATGTTGTGGTATTCTGTGTGATGAGTATTACGATTTATCCAAATGGATATCGTAACAGTTTGAAAGACCTGCAAGATTTTTATGAAGCATATTTGCTTGGAAAATATTGGCAGTCTGTTTCCTATTGGTTTATTCCCAAAACAATATTATGAGAGATGAATTTTTGTGGGTTGAAAAATATCGACCCAAAACTATTGAAGAGTGTATTTTACCAACAAATATTAAGAAGACTTTCCAAGACTTCCTAGATAAGGGAGAGGTTCCTAACCTACTCCTTGCAGGTCCTGCTGGGTGTGGTAAAACAACCGTAGCAAAAGCACTGTGTAACGAATTGGGGGTAGATGTATATGTCATCAATGGATCCGATGAGGGACGCTTTCTTGATACGGTCAGAAATACTGCAAAGAATTTCGCTTCGACCGTCTCACTTCAAGCAACTGGCAGACACAAAGTCATCATCATCGATGAGGCTGATAACACAACAAACGACGTACAACTCCTACTTAGGGCGTTTACAGAGGAGTTTTCTGGCAACTGCAGATTCATCTTTACTTGCAATTTCAAAAACAAAATTATCGAGCCCCTCCACTCCAGATGCGCCTGTATTGACTTTTCCACCAATTCCAAAAGTAAACCCCAACTTGCAGCAGCCTTCTTCAAAAGAATCCAAGAAATCTTGGCTGCAGAAGCTATTGAATATGATAACAAGGTCCTGGTAGAACTTATCAATAAACACTTTCCTGATTGGAGACGTGTTCTGAATGAGTGTCAACGTTACTCTGCTGGTGGTAAGATTGACTCTGGCATTCTTGCAACCTTTAGTGATGTAAAAGTAAATGACTTGGTTAAGAAACTTAAAGAGAAAGATTTTCCCGAAGTACGTAAATGGGTTGTCAATAACCTGGACAACGATACTAGTGTACTTCTGCGTCGTATTTACGATGCTTGTTATGATTCCATGGTTCCGAATAGTATTCCTGCTGCTGTGCTTACTCTTGCTAAGTATCAGTATCAGATGGCATTCGTGGCGGATCAGGAAATAAATATGCTTGCGTGTCTTACCGAAATTATGGTGGAGTGTGAATTCAAATGATTGATGTAAAACTTATTCGTATTGTGACTGGTGAAGAAATCATCGCAGAGGTTGTCTCTGAAGATGAAAATAATATCACCGTCAAAAATGGTCTGGTGGTCCTTCCTAATGCAACTGGTGTAGGATTTGCTCAGTGGGCAACTGTGATTGATCCTGATAATCCAGAAGTTACAATGAAACAACAACATATTGTATATGTTGTTGCTGTACAAGAAGATGTTGCCAAGAAATACAATGAAATGTTTGGTAGCAAATTAGTAACGCCGTCTAGTAAAAAACTAATTGTATGAAATCCGCAAAAGAAAAAATTAGAGCACAAGTCAAATCTAAGTGGTATTACATTTTCTGGGGTACTGCTACGGTATCTGTTGTTCTTGGACAACTTTATGTTGGCACAGGATACCGATACATGTATGATGGTATGCAAGAATTACTACAAAAGGTTGATGGAGTGCTTCTCCATGCTAACCCTGATAAAGGACCTAATTATCTCTGATGAAAGCACTGAAAACCCCTCTTCGTTATCCTGGTGGTAAATCCAAAGCCATCAAAACTCTGTCTGCTTGGTATCCCAAAGTAATTTCAGAGTATCGTGAACCCTTTATTGGTGGGGGTTCCATTGCTATCGACGTAACAAAATCTAATCCAAGTATTCCCATTTGGATTAATGATCTGTATGTGCCACTTTATAACTTCTGGGTCCAACTACGGGATCGTGGTCAGGACCTTTCTGAGAGTGTCAGAGAGCAGAAAGAGAAGATGCTTGAGAGTGGCACTCAAGAGGAGAAAGACAAGTTTGCAAGGGCACTGTTTGATCAGTATGCTACTGAGATTGATACTTATGATGACTTTCAGAAAGCAGTTGCTTTCTTTATCATGAACAAGTGTAGTTTCTCTGGTATGACGGAGAACAGCACTTTCTCTCGCACTGCTGCAAATTCTAATTTTTCTTTGGCTGGTGCAGATAAACTATATTGGTTCTCCAATCTTATCAAAGATTGGAAAATTACTAACATTGATTACTCTAAAGTAATGAATGCTGATGGTCCTAAGAATACTTTTGTATTTCTTGATCCTCCTTATGATATCAAAGATTTTCTTTATGGAAAGGATCGTGAGATGCACAAATCATTTGACCATGAAGTATTTGCTGAGAACGTTTACAAGTGTCCTCACAACTTTATGATCACTTACAATGTGAATGATCGTCTTCTTGAGTTGTATAAAGATTATCACCTTGAGTATTGGAAACTACGTTACTCTATGGTTCATCGTGGTGATAAGAATACTCAGGACAATGTAAAGACCGAACTTCTGGTCACTAACTATTCCCTTACTCCTAAGACACCTCTGGAGGAGCAATGGAACTGAAAGATTGGTTGAACTCTATTAACTTTAACAAGGAAGATCTAAGTGCGGACATTAGCTCTTACCCTCCATATATCATTAATCGTTGTCTGTCTGGGCACCTTGATTGTGTCATGTTTGCTAATGAAATGAACAAACATCATTTCTTAGATAAGGATATGCAATATTCTTTTTATCTAAATACTTTGAGGAAAAAGAAGAGATTCTCTCCCTGGCTCCGAAAGGATAAAGTCACGGACCTAGAATGTATCAAAAAGTATTATGGATACAGTAATGAAAAAGCATCTCAAGCTTTGAAAATCCTGACACAAGAACAAATCAACTTTATTAAACAACGACTTGACACTGGAGGAATGAAATGAGTACTACGGTAGAACCTACGGTACAGTGGTCTCAGGATCAAATGGTGGAAGTGCTTCTGAATGAACCAGATGATTTCCTAAAGGTTCGTGAGACTCTTACACGCATCGGAGTTGCATCACGCAAAGAGAAGAAACTCTATCAATCATGCCATATTTTGCATAAGCAAGGAAGATACTTTATCGTTCATTTTAAGGAACTGTTTGCCCTGGATGGCAAACATGCCAATCTGACTATCAATGATGTTCAGAGACGTAACCGTATTGCTAAACTGCTTGCAGATTGGGGTCTGATTACAATCGTCAAACCAGACTCTGTAATGGATATTGCTCCTCTGAACCAGATCAAGGTGCTTGCATATAAGGATAAGTCGGACTGGATTCTGGAGCAGAAATATAATATCGGTAAGAAAGGCAAGACCCAGGAAACCGAATAAATAAACCTGCGATCTTTCGTGCGGTCGCTTCAAAAGTCGGAAACCCGAATCCCAGGACGTGCTTGACACTCCTGGGGTTTTCCCTTATAATATGTGGGTAAACAAGCCTGACGGCTTTACAACCCTCAAAACTAAAATGTTTATCAAAATTCCCAAGAAAGGCGTGCCCGCCAACATTAGGAAACAAGTGGAAGCAGCACTTCCAGAACCTCTGGTTGTTGCTGGATGGAAATTTGTACGATATGTTTGGCGTCGTCTTGATCAGGTCAACACCAAGGATGCTGATGGAAACAGTGACAACACTGTTCGTATTGGTGGCACTGGTGCAAACGATGTTCTAAAAAACTCCCTTGCAAAAGGTATTAATACTTCTAAACTTACTCCCTCAATCTTTCCAGATGACAATCTGTTGAACGGATTTAACCGATTTAAGAACCTTGCTCTTAATGGATATGAAGAGTGGATCTTTGCAGAATATGAAATTGACGAGTCCACTAAAACTGAGTTCCAAGTAACTAAGCAAGATTTCATTGATGATTTCCGTGCTGCTGCTAATGGTGGTGACGGTGCAAAGGTTATTACCAAAGAAGAACTTATCGAACTTGGTCGCAAACGTTTTGAAAGCCGACCTGACCGCAGTAAGAAAGCAGTTGCTCGTTGGGTTCATAGTCTCGACTTGAATCTTTCTAATGAGCAAGTCAATGGCATTGCACAGACGGTCTCAAAAGATTTTGCTCGTCGTGGTATCATCAACTCTTTTACCCGTGAGGAAGCTGAGACTCATGTTGCAAAAAAAGGATTTGGTGCTGATGTCTTGAATACTAAAGACAGCACTCGTACTCTTCGTATGTTCCCTAAGATTATGAAGAACTATGTAAACAATGGAACTATTTTTAGGTACGTTGATTATAATAGTGATGCTACAACTCACAAAGAGATTGATGATGGACGTTATGATTCTCAAAAAGAATTGATGACTATGCATAATTTGTGTTTAAAGTATGCAGCTACCGTTCAATTGAATGATGGTAAAATTTCTTGGGAACGTCTTGGTGGTTTGGCACAAAAAATTGGTGCTGAAAAGGAAGGAACTGATGGTCTTGCGGTTGACTGCTGATAACCGAATAAAAAATTACGGGGTTCACTACCCCGTTTTTTTATGTTCTGTGCTATAAATATGTGTGGATGCCTTCGGGGTCCACACAATCAAATCTCGCTTAGTAAAGGAGAAGTACAAATGGGAAACCTGATGAAGTACAACGCTGCCGACATATCGCAGTTGCTAGATCGGATAAATAAGAATAGTATTGGTATGGATGAATATTTTGGTAAGTTGTTTGACCTTCACGAAACAACTTCCAATTATCCGCCATATAACCTAGTGACAGTCAGCAACGTTGAATCTAGACTGGAACTAGCACTAGCAGGATTCAAAAAGAAGCAAGTCAATGTCTACACACAAGACGGAAAACTCTTTGTCGAAGGACAACGAGAAGATGGAGAAACTGGAACAGAATACGTCCATAGAGGAGTGGCTCAAAGATCTTTCACTAGATCATGGACCCTCAGTGACGAGACGGAAGTTAGATCAGTTAGCTTTGAGGATGGGTTGTTGAGTATTACACTTGGTAGGATTGTTCCTACTCATCACCAGAGGAAAGACTGGTTCTAAATACTATTGAATATCGTCGCCGCAGAGGGGCAACTGGCACAATCCAGTTGACGCCCCTCTTTTTTATTGCTAAAATACAGATGAGGAAATACTGAGTTATGACTATTAAACTTTTGCTTTTGAAGTCGGGTGAAGATATGATTGCCGACATTAGTGAAATGGCATATGGTGAAGATGATGATCGACGAGTTGTTGGTTATTATCTAAATAAACCTTGTGTAATTAAGATGCGGGATCCTAATACTCTTGATGATATGAGTGAGGGTCGTGGAAGAAAAGCAGGTTTTGAAGTATCCCTGTTTCCCTGGATACCACTGTCTGCTGATGAAAATATCCCAATCCCAGCTGATTGGCTAGTAACAATGGTAGAACCCACTGCTAAATTAACCGAAATGTATGTTGAGGACATCGTAAAGTATGGAAAAGATAATCAAGGCAATAGTTCTGACAAACAACAAAGTCCTAGTAAGTCAGATTGATGAAGTTGGTGCTGATGTTGGTGAACCAGATTGTAAACTGACCAATCCTTATATATTGAAGGATGATGGTACAATGGAACCCTGGTTACTCAGTGTCTCTCGTCAAGACATTTTTATGATCAGTTCTGATAAGATCCTAACTCTTACAGAACCAATGCCCACCCTAGTTGAAAAGTACGAAGAGTTAACTAAGTAATGCGTTTCTACACTAATGTTCAGTTGATTGGTAATCAGTTCCTTGTTCGGGGAGTTGAGAATGGTAGGAGATATGAGCACAGAGATGAGTTCTTTCCTACCCTGTATGTTAAATCTAAAAGAGACTCAAAGTATAGAACATTAAGTGGAGAACCTGTAGAGGAAGTGCATCCTGGCACAGTTCGAGATTGTCGTGAATTCTATAAGAAGTATGATGAGGTTGATGGATTTGCTATCTATGGGAATGATCGTTACATCTATCAATACATTTCAGAGAAGTATCCTGAGGATGAAATCAAGTTCGATATCAGTCAAATCAAACTGGTAACTCTTGATATTGAGACCACCGCTGAACATGGATTTCCTGATGTAGAGTCTGCATCTGAAGAGATTCTTGCCATTACAATTCAGGATTATACAACCAAGGATATTATTACGTGGGGAGTCAAACCCTTCATTAATAAGCAGAAGAATGTTACATATCATTATTGTCCTTCGGAGCAAGAACTTCTAAATCACTTCATTAATCATTGGATGCAAGATGTTCCTGATGTGGTGACTGGATGGAATGTTCAACTGTTCGATATTCCATACATCTGCAAACGACTTAATCGTGTGTTGGGTGAGAAGTTAATGAAACGTTTTTCTCCATGGGGTCTTGTAACTGAGAATGAAATTTATGTGAAGGGTAGAAAGCAGGTTAGTTTTGATGTTGGTGGACTCACGCAACTCGATTATCTTGACTTGTATAAAAAGTTCACCTATAAAGCACAAGAGTCATATCGTCTTGACTACATAGCTGAGGTGGAGTTGGGTCAGAAGAAATTAGACCACTCTGAGTTTGACACTTTTAAAGATTTCTATTCTAAAGGGTGGCAAAAATTTATCGAATATAATATAATTGACGTTGAACTTGTTGACCGTTTGGAAGACAAGATGAAACTGATTGAACTTGCCTTGACAATGGCCTATGATGCTAAGGTCAACTATAATGATGTGTTCTATCAGGTCCGCATGTGGGACAACATTATTTACAATTATCTAAAGAAACGTGACATCGTTATTCCTCCAAAGATTCGTTCAGATAAAAACGAAAAGTACGCAGGAGCATACGTTAAGGAACCGATCCCTGGAAAGTATGATTGGGTTGTTAGCTTTGACCTTAATAGTTTGTATCCCCATCTTATTATGCAATATAATATTTCCCCTGAGACACTCTTGGAAGAGAAACATCCCACAGCAACAGTTGATAGAATACTTAAGGAAGAAATAAACTTTGAGTTGTATAAGGATAATGCGGTATGTGCAAACGGTGCCATGTATCGTAAAGATGTTCGTGGGTTCCTACCAGAACTGATGGATAAGATGTATGGTGATAGGGTAATCTTTAAGAAACGAATGCTTCAGGCAAAACAGCAATATGAAAAGACTCCTACTAAGGCACTGGAGAAAGAGATCGCCCGTTGTAACAATATCCAAATGGCTAAGAAGATTTCACTCAACTCTGCTTATGGTGCTATCGGTAATCAGTATTTTAGGTACTATAAACTGGCCAATGCGGAGGCGATTACGCTTTCTGGTCAAGTCTCTATCCGTTGGATTGAGCAGAAGATGAATGACTATCTAAATAAACTGTTGTCTACAACCGAAGAGGATTACGTTATTGCATCTGACACAGATTCAATTTATCTTAATCTCGGACCTATTGTTGATAAATTTCTTGGTCATAAGTCTGGTGATAAAACTGCAGTTGTGGAATTACTTGACAAGATCTGCCAAGACAAACTGGAACCGTACATCGATACATGTTATCAGAACTTGGCGACGTATGTTTCGGCATACGATCAAAAAATGCAAATGAAACGTGAGAATATTGCTGATCGTGGTATTTGGACTGCAAAGAAAAGATATATCTTAAATGTGTGGAACAGTGAGGGTGTTGCATATGCAGAACCCAAACTTAAAGTCATGGGTATTGAGTCCGTAAAATCATCAACTCCAGCACCCTGCCGCAAGATGCTCAAGGATGCATTTCAGATTCTCATGACTGGAACTGAAGATGACATGATTGCATTTATTGATAAGAGTCGTGAGGAGTTTAAGAAACTTCCACCAGAGCAGGTGTCATTCCCTCGTTCTGCTTCTGATGTTGTAAAGTACAAATCCTCTTCTGACATTTACATCAAAGGAACTCCTATTCACATTCGTGGAGCACTGTTATTTAATCACTACATTAAAGAGAAAAAACTTACTAATAAGTATTCCTTGATTCAAAATGGTGAAAAGATTAAATTTTGTTATTTGAAAAAACCAAATATTATTCATGAGAATATTATCTCTTTTATCCAGGACTTTCCACGGGAACTCAATCTTGACAAGTATGTTGACTATGACCTACAATTTGAAAAGTCCTTTGTCGAACCACTAAAGGCAATCCTCGATGCTATCGGTTGGAATGTCGAAAAAACTGTAAACCTAGAACTATTTTTCTCCTAATGGACCTCCCTATTAACGATAAAGAACTTGCTACTATTGTCAGTGCATTACGATTGGGTGGTGATGCAGCACTTTATCAGAAACTGAATAAGATCAAAGAGATTCGTGACGCCAATCCTGGTGGTCCATACAAGAAAACTGCCCGTGAAGAATTTGGATTTGTAATTTAATGGATTTTTTAAAAGAAATTGTAAAAGAGATTGGAGATGACTTCACAAAAGTCGCAAGAGACATTGACGAAACTGAAAACTTTGTTGACACAGGTTCGTACATTTTTAATGGACTTGTTTCAGGGTCTATATTTGGTGGTGTATCTGGGAATAAGATTACTGCCATTGCTGGTGAGTCTAGCACTGGAAAAACTTTTTTCTCTCTTGCTGTCGTCAAGAACTTCCTTGATGCTAACCCTGATGGGTATTGTTTATATTTTGACACTGAAGCCGCTGTTAACAAGTCTCTTATCGCAAGTCGTGGGATCGACCTAGATCGTCTGGTTGTTGTAAACGTTGTTACAATTGAAGAGTTTAGGACCAAAGCCTTGAAGGCAGTAGATATATACCTTAAGAAACCAGAAGACGAACGCAGACCTTGCATGTTTGTGTTAGACTCTCTGGGTATGCTATCCACAGAGAAGGAGATCACTGACGCACTGAATGACAAACAAGTTCGTGATATGACCAAATCCCAACTGGTCAAAGGTGCATTCAGAATGTTGACTCTGAAACTGGGACAAGCAAACATTCCTATGATCGTTACGAATCACACCTACGATGTCATTGGCGCTTATGTACCTACAAAGGAAATGGGAGGAGGCAGTGGCCTCAAGTATGCAGCAAGTTCAATCATCTATCTCAGCAAAAAGAAAGAGAAGGATGGAACAGAAATCGTCGGAAATCTTATCAAGGCTAAGACTGCTAAGTCGCGTCTAAGTAAGGAGAACAAAGATGTTACGGTGCGTCTTTATTACGACGAGCGTGGTCTTGATCGATATTATGGTCTTCTTGAGTTGGGAGAGATTGGTGGTCTCTGGAAAAATGTGGCAGGTCGTTATGAGATAGACGGCAAGAAAGTCTATGCCAAAGCAATCTACAAAGATCCAGAAGCATATTTTACCCCTGAGGTAATGGAAAAACTGGACGAGATTGCTAAGGAAGAGTTTAGTTACGGTTCATGATTAAGGTTCTCAAGACTGGGATCAACGTTGACAAAGTAGTACAACAACTAAAGAAATATCCACAGGATTGGGATCACCAGAAAACTCTGGAAGGGTCTCAATCCTTAGTTGATAGAGGATTTGATGACTTGCCAGTCAGTGCTCTTCAGCTTATAATAGGTGGGGTCAAACACAAAGAAGACTTTGTGGGAGACTCTGAGATCAACATCAAAACTCCTGCCTATGCTCATCATAGTGAGATCCGAAAGATCATACGTAAGCAATTTAAGAATGCAGACATTCACAGATGCGGTTTTCTTTCACTCCCTGTAGATGAGATTGTAGGAGCACATATTGACGAGGGAACTTATTACCTGAGCAGAAACAGGTATCACCTTTCTATACTTGGAAGGTATCAGTATTTCTGCGGCAAAGAAACTGTCATTGTTGAACCAGGAACTCTTCTCTGGTTCAATAACAAACTACCTCATGGCACCGTTAATATCGGTGACGAGACACGCATAACATTTGTATTTGATATCCCTCATGGACAAAGTTGAAATTTTAATCCTAAGAAATCTACTATACAATGAGGAGTATCTTCGTAAGGTTATTCCTTTTATCAAAGCAGATTATTATGAGGATTCAAACCAGAGGATTGTGTTTGAAGAGATTGAGAAGTTTGTTCATGAATACAATCAACCAGCAACCAAAGAAGTACTCTGCATTGAAGTAGAAAAACGACAAGACATTAATGACACTACCTTTCAAGAAATCACTAAGTTGATTAGTTATCTTGAGGATGTTCCTACTGACTATGATTGGTTGTGTGACACTACAGAGAAGTGGTGTCGGGATCGTGCTATCTATTTGGCACTGATGGAATCCATTGCTCTTGCAGATGGAGAAAGTAAAGAAAAAGATAGGGGTGCTATTCCTAGCATTCTGTCAAATGCTTTAGCAGTTTCATTTGACACACATATCGGTCACGACTACCTGATTGATTATGAAGAAAGATACGAAGCATATCACAAAAAAGAAGACCTCATCCCGTTCGACCTTGAGTACTTCAACAAGATTACGAAGGGTGGTCTTCCGAACAAGACACTTAACATTGCTCTTGCTGGCACTGGTGTCGGTAAAAGTTTGTTTATGTGCCATGTGGCATCTTCCGCACTCTTGGGAGGGAAAAACGTATTATATATCACGCTTGAAATGGCTGAGGAGAAAATTGCAGAGCGAATCGATGCTAATCTTCTCAATGTGCCTATCCAGGAGATAACAGAACTACCCAAGGTGATGTTTGAGGATAAGGTGACAAAACTTGCAAACAGAACTCAAGGATCCCTAATTATTAAAGAATATCCAACGGCATCTGCACATGCAGGACACTTTAGGTCACTTCTTAATGAACTTGCACTTAAGAAATCATTTAGACCTGATATTATTTTCGTTGATTACCTTAATATATGTGCTTCCGAAAGGTATCGCGCAGGCAGTAATGTCAATTCATATACAGTTGTCAAAGCAATTGCTGAAGAACTTCGAGGACTCGCTTGCGAAGCAAACGTACCAATCGTCTCTGCTACTCAAACCACTCGTTCTGGTTATGGGAGCTCTGATGTTGAGCTTACTGATACTTCTGAGTCCTTTGGTCTCCCTGCTACTGCTGATCTTATGTTTGCCCTTATTTCAACTGAAGACCTTGAGGGGCTTGGACAAATTATGGTGAAGCAGTTGAAGAATCGATATAATGATCCAACCATTTCTAAGAGGTTTGTGGTTGGTATTGATCGTGCTAAGATGCGTCTGTATGATTGTGAGCAGTCAGCACAAGATGATATCATTGACAGTGGTAAGGAGGAAGAGTATAATTACGAGGAAGCAAAACCAAAGAAATCATTTGAGGGATTTAAGTTTTGAACGGATACTACTCTGTCTTCGATCCAGACGGTAAAAAGATTGCTGACTGCGGTATCGAAAGAGATGCAGTCAATCTCATGAGTACAAGAAACAAATACTGGGATGGACACTATTTTATGTTCAATCCTTTGCCCGGTGACATCATTGATGTTTCTAATAGCAGGCAACTTCCCACCCGTGACATAGTAGTCAATATGGACGGTGGTGTTGGTGGTAGCTGGAAAGAAGTAGAGTATATTGAAGTTGGTGGTGTGAAACTACCAACTCAACAAAACCTTCCCCAATCTAATTCTAAACCTATTGATTTAAAATGACTGTAGACACCGAAAAGTATGTTGAATTTGTAAAAGGAGTTACCAGTGAACCTAGTCTTGACTATGGTGCCATGGGATCTCGTCTTGCAGAACTTGAAGTAACTGGAACTAATACATCTCAGTTGCTCACTGCTGCTCTTGGTCTTACCGCAGAGTCTGGTGAGTTTACTGAAGTTGTGAAAAAAATTCTCTTCCAAGGTAAACCATATAATGAAGATAATGTTTTTCATATGAAACGTGAACTGGGTGACATCTGCTGGTATCTGGCACAGGCATGTATGGCACTTGACACATCCTTTGATGAGGTGCTAGAAATGAATGTGGACAAACTCAAAGCACGTTATCCTGGTGGTGAGTTTGATGTTCATAAATCTGAAAATCGTAAGGAGGGAGATTTGTGATCAATCTAGAGATGAGTATGAATAACGCAGTTCTTCTACGTCATACTCTTTTTATGTACACAAAAGATCACCCTGATTTCTTCTCTGATAGTGCTATTCTAAAAATCAGAGAAATATCTAACCAGTTAGATAAAGAAATTGAAAGAGAGTTTGACATTAAACAAAAGGAGGAGAACCTGTGAGTTGCGACATTAACATTGATCTGAAACTGAATATTCACGATGCAGCATTGATTCGTTCTGCTTTGTTCCAATATACCAGACAAGATAGTTACGAATTTCCATCACAAAGAGCATCAACTATCCGTGAGTTCATCCGACAACTGGATGAACAGATTGAAGCAAATCTTCCTGAAGATCACGATCACTGACCCTTCGGGGTTCACGGGGTTATAGCTCAACTGGTAGAGCGCCTGCTTTGCACGCAGGAGGTTTGGGGTTCGAGTCCCCATAACTCCATAATAAATACTTTTAAAAAGTATTGCTCAAAATAATGGCAAAAAAGATAGTAAGTGCAAATACTGTTAGTGATTATTTAACTTATGCTAAGTTGACCAGCACAGAAATATCAAAGATAAGAAAGGAATTTGGGTCTCCCTTCTTAATGACTATTGCAGCAGGAAATATTATTCCGCCCAAATCTTTTCAGGCAAGGACAGTTAGTTTTGAATATTCAAAAAATGACAAAAAATTTATCCCAGAATTTGTTAATTATATGAGATTATTTTTTGATGTTCCAGCAACATTTAATAATACTACTTTTAAACTTGAAATACAAGGTTCGTCAAAGATAACAATAAATTTTAAGGAAAAGAAAGATCCTCAAGAGTCTAGAAAACAAACTCCCACTCAATATCAAGAGAAAGGAACAACAGACGTATTTAATAATGTTTTAGAAAAAAATAAAAGATATAAGGATATTGCGGATATGAGAAAGGACAAAAAACTTATGGACGATTTGAGAGATACTTTTAGTGGGAAAACTGCAAAAAAGAATGTTGGAGATCATAGAGATAAAATAGATGATTGGATGAATACTTTTTTTTCTCAACAAGATCTTTTCTTGGTAGGAAAATATGCACCTTCCGAATGGAGTAAATTTGAATATCACGGTGATGATTGGGTAACTTTCTGGTCAAAATTTATTAAAAAAGTTAAAACACAGGATGGATCCCCTGTAGGAGATTATACCACTTGGAATCCCTCTGATATTTGGGCAGTTAAAAATAAAAAAGAATGTAATGATAGAATTGATGCTGCTTTCAAAGCTGACAAAAAGGCAGGAGATATTAGATTAAGTAAGTTGAATAATCTATTAATTAAGATGATGACAGACAAACAACTTGTAGGAATATCTCTTAAAAAAATAGAAGGCTCTGGTGCTCATCTTGAGGAGAAGAATCTTGACCCCAAATCTATGAAATTATCGGAGGTTGTAGAACTTAAAAGTAAAGATATTGATTTGCAACTTGATAATATTGTGCAGCAAGAAAAAGTTACAACTTATATTAAATATGCAGCAACTCACACAATGAATATTAACTTGGGTGATAAGAAAAAATTTGGCAATCTTTCTTTTAATACACAGATAAAAGGAACTGCTGCTCAGGGAGGACAGGCTCCTGTGAAAGATGTCTTAAAGTTGTTACATGGGAAAGGTGGTTCAAGAATATTTAATAATGACAATAAAT